CGTTTCAATAATTCAGAACATCGCCCGCTACGGCACGCTGGGGGTCTTTATGTATGCACTAGGTATCTTCATTGGGACTTACGCGGTTTTAACTTACACAAAGTAAGTTGCTTTCTTTGAAAGAAGTTATATAATAATGTGAATGATGGGTCGTCCAGTACAACTACGAGTAATAGAGCGCATCAGAGTTATGAAAAGAGCGGGTGTCAAGAACGTAGATATAGCTAGGGTTCTAAAGAAAAGTCCACAATCGATCTCCTACTTCATTAGGAGGTATATTAAAAAGTAGTTGACTTATTTTAAGTTCTATGATAGGTTTCCAAGTAGTTAATTGTTCCTTTTTAGAACAATTAACTAATCACTATGACAACAAAAGCAGAAGAAATAGCAGACTTCTTTGAAGCGAACAAGAATCGTCCTCTTGAGGAAGTCCGAGCTGTCTTAGATGACATTAGTAGTAAACATGCAGAAGTATGAAGTATGCAATGCAAAATAATCTAGTTGTGGCGCAGGCGGAGAGTACAGAAGAGAGTATCAAGCTAATAGAGTTGGCACAAACTGCAAAACTTATAGTAGAACACGGCGAAAAACCAAGAAAACGTGGGGAGGTTGGAATGTTGATAGAATCTACTAGAGTATGAGCTGGCACTCAATAGTAATAACGCAGTTAATCCCCTTGTTTAGTATTAGTATATTTACTTAGTATGACCTCAGTCGTAATCGCAGCCATAGTTTTCTTGATTTCTTTTATGGTTTCTGTAAAGTTTTTCGGGAAGAAGGGGGAAACCGAGAGGGAACAAATAGAAACATTTGTGATAGCTTCAGCTATATCGTCGTCAATGGCATTAGCAGTTTTAATAAGTTTGTAACATGAAAGAAGTAATTAAATACCAAAAAGAAACGCAAGACATGATGAGCAAAGCTCTGGGTATAGCTACACTAGACGAGCTTTTACAGTGGAGCGAAAAAGAAATCATAGAAGAACAGAAGATATGAGTAAAGAACTAACAAAACAGATGGAGTACGAGGAAACGCGCAGGGGTATGAAAGTAGAATTAACAAAAGAACAGATGCGAGTGCTTATTAAGCACACACTACAGGATATATCTTATAGCTTTGGTGGCACTTACTACAAAAACGACCACAATGACGAAGTCCCAGACTTAAAAGAAATAAAAACCGCGCAAAGTGCGGTTGACAAATTACAACTAGCCTATAACAATTAATATGAGCTTACCTTCAAACTACGAAGTTCCCACAAAGGACTCAAATTACTTTAAGCCCCAAGACGGCGAGAACAGAGTCCGATTACTAACAGATTTTCACGTTGGCTTTATGTATTGGACAGCCGACAGCAAGCCTGTACGCCTGAAAAAATATCCAACAAAGGTTCCCACCGACATACGAGGCGACAGTAGCATCAAAGAAATGTGGTTATGCTTGGTATGGGACTACACCACAGAGAAAGTAGCTATATGGGAAATCACCCAAGCTACTATTCAACGCTCAATTTACGAGTACGAAAAAGACGAAGACTACGGAGACAGCCGTAGTTACGACCTAAAGATAAATCGTGCAGGTAAAGAGCTAGACACTAAATACAACGTAATCGCCTCACCTCCTAAAGAGAGAGGAGAACAGATTATAAAAGCGTTTGAAGAAAGTGACCTAAGCGAAGGTAGCCTAGAGGCAATGTTCTCTGAGGAGCCTGAGATTAACGAAGAAGATTCGCCGTTCTAGTATGATTCGTCTGCCAGCCTACCTAACGGGATACAACCGCAAGGCAGATCGTTCAGCTTCGGTTAGGTTTGAAACTCAAGAACTTTCAACTGAAGCTCTGGTGGAGCTTGACAAGCACTACCAATTGTATGGCTGGTTAGTTTTCCAAGAAAACGAAGTCAAAACCCAAGATTTACCAACAGAACAAGCTGAGGACACGCCCAAAACGCCCTCTAAACGCCTCCGTGCGACGTTATTCGTACTATGGCAGCAAGGGGGCAGGGTTGGTGACTTTGAAGCGTTCTACAGAGAAAAAATGGAGAAGCTTATAGACCACATCAAAGCGAGACTCGATTGACATGTTATACTTAAGACAGACTTATTAGTTAGTAAGTTTTTATGGATGAAATAAAAAACGAAGGAGAGGAGGTAGCGGAAGAAGCTACTGAAGAAGCTACCGAAGAGTAAACAACAAAGCGCACCTACTATGGTGCGTTTTGTTTTTAGCTCATTGAAAAAGATACTGGTGCCGCAAGCTCACCTTGATAGGTGAGATGCATTCATTGGCTTCTCTTTCGAGAGGAGCTTGCGGCACCAGTGTCGCAGTTAGGAGCACAAATGAAGTGTTCAAATGCTCTGTGTGGAAGAAAAATCGACGAAGAAGGCATGCACGTCAAGAGCGTTGTTGTTGGTTTTGTACATTATTGGTGTTGCAATTTTTGCTTATTGCAATGGCAACAACAAAACCACATCTTCGAGCTGGCTGTCTGTCCTTGGGCGATTAAGACACACCAACGGTCATAAGAGGCGCGCAAAACTCTTTGGCTCTTGAGGTTTGTCCCTCTAGGTAACACGAGTGGGGTAGCAATATCCCACTCTAAACATAGGAGGAAAGAATGCGACAACTTCTTATGTCTGCCTCTCGCATACTTAACCTCCTGGGGGGTTCACTTGACGAGATGTGCTGCTCAAGAGTAAGTCGTAATGCCGACAACAGTGTGTGGTGGTCAAGACTAGAGATAGCCTTAGACAACTTCTTCATAAGAATAGGAAGAAGGAAATTCCACTGTTGGAGGACAAGGCTTCTACAAGAAAAAATAGAAGCTGAAGATAGGGGTGAGTGATTACCCCTATTTGTTTCAGAGATAGTTTTCTGAATGTAGGAGTGGCTGAATAATCGCCCCCGCAAACGGCTATAAGGCACACTTGGCACCTCGGCGGAGGAAACAGGTGGTACGGTGGTAAAATGAATTACAAATGTAGTTTGCGCCACCATGCAAGGATTTATTCTAGGTATAACATAATCCTTGCCTCCTACATTCAGAGAGTTATCGAGAGTTGGGTGGGTATCCGCTGTTTCAGTCGAAAGACAATCGAGCAGCCAGTACCCACCCAACCCTTAAAGGTTGTTGTAGGAATGATGTAGCGGCTAGACGTTTCCGCGGTATGCGTGTCCGAGGCTAAGTGACTTATCATAGCCCTAAAAAATATCGGATATCTAGGTATAGTGTGTCACACACTGCTAGGCTACATCATTCCCACCGCAAAACGGAAATTATTGCAAAAGCAATTGTAGGTGGGCTACAAGAAAACAACAATTCGAGAATAGTAGCTTAGGATACAACGAATTAGGTAGGTTGGTTGGTACACGGCGTTAAGTACAGAGAAATCTTTATTTAACGGCTGGCATCAAGTTCAGCCAGAAAGGGGTTACCAATGTTACGGTATCTCTTTGCTAGCATCTCACTGCTCGTTTGGTGCGCGTCTGCACAAGCACAAGTTGGCCCCATGAAGGCAATCTTGTGCGACTCTCAGGCACAAATGGCTATGTTGCTTGAGTTGAAATTCGGTGGCGGAATGCCTATGCAAGACGCCCTGAAAGCTGTAAATAAAAAAGCTGGTAAAACCAGAGCCTGTGCGCACAGTATTGTCTATATGCACAAAGTCAAGGTCGTCCAGACCTTGACCTTGGAGCAGAACGGCAAAGCCGTCGTATTGAACATCATGCGCGGCGATGTCATAGCAGTACAAACTCAGTTCGGCCCTGTAATGGTGAAGCCCACACCTAACCAGGCCTTGACTCAGTTTTACGCACAGAAGCTCAAACAACCGGCAGGGTACAGCATCTAGCCAAACTCGGAGTCGTTTCGGCGACTCCTTTTGTTGTCCACAACCCACCGTAGTGACCTCCTTTTTTATAGTAATATGAAAGTATGGGTTGTGAATTTTGTTACCAATTAGATGAGGGCTACTTCTGTAGTTTCCACAAAGAAGAGATGCGGACTATCGAAGATATCCGAAAAAGAGTACGGCAGGACTTTTTAGATGAGTACGCATACCACCCCGACTTGTTTACTGCGCGTTTGATTGTTAAAGGAGCCACCCCAACGCAGTTGAGAAGCTTCCATTTTGCACGAAACGCGTGGCAAGTCTCAAGGAGATTTAAATATTTTATAAAACAAAACAGTATTGAAATACTGCTCAAAAAGCCGAGGCAAGAAGAGCAGTATTTCTTTTTGACGCACATCTAAAAGTGTTTCATATTTTGAACTTTAGATTTAGCGCGCCTCTAATATTATACACGCAAAAACCGCCATCGACGGCGGTTTTCGAGAAAAAGTTATAACAGCCTATTAAGATTTGTTAATAACATTTTTATGGGCGTTTAACCCGATATAGTATACAACAGAAAAAGGAGCCGTCAAAGGCTCCCTTTCCCAAAGTGTTGGTCTTCTAACTAAGAGAGTACCACACCTATCGGGCGATTGCACGTCGAACTCCTAGGGTGGTGAAGCCAGCCCAAATAGTTGTGACTGCTGTTGCTTGGTCTATCCATCCCATAAACCATCCGAGGATTCCAAAACCTACTGCAAGGAATCCCATGAAGTATGTTAGATAACCTTTTCCTAAGTTCATCATAGTTTTAAATTCTTAAAGCTGTTAATAATCGACGCTACCTGTAAAGCTACTTCGTGTAGCTGCGCTCGGATAGATGCGTATGTATAAGCATGCAGTTCTGACCAATATGGCGCAGGGTCGATAGCTCCTTTATAGCCATTTTCTTGTTCGGTGTTCCACCACTGCCAGTCTTGCTCTCCTTGGTAGAGAGGCTTTAGTCCAAAATGTAAGTGTGAACCTGTTGACATACCAGTGTTGTTTGCAAAGGCAATAATGTCACCGACAGCAACATTCTTACCAGCCTTGACAAACACAGAGTCAGCCTTTAAATGCCAGTAAATAGTTTTGAAATAAGAGACCCCCTCCTTGTAGTTTCGTCTGTCGTGTGTCCTCAGAACCACCCCATAACCTCCCGAGCCATCTTCCCCTGCGAAAGTCACAACACCATCGTGGGCTGCTCTAACTATCTGTCCTGTGTAGGCTCTTATGTCTTCGCCGTTGTGACCAGCTAAACCAAGGTTGTGATACCACTCACAAACATTAGGGTGACATTCACCGAATCTTTGGAAGACTAAGTAATCGTCTGTCGGGTAGAAAAGTTCTAACTTCACATTATTATTCTTAATAGTAAGTCCACAGCAACTCCCGCCAGAGTCGCAATCAATAGCCACATGATTTTATCAACCCTCGACTGTAAGTGGGGGAGGTGGTTGTCTTTTATCTCCTCTAAGTAAGCCTCGAGTTTTGAGAGCCTGCTTTCTGTGGTGAGCTTATACCCGTTGTTGTTTTTCTCAATCATATACCTTTAAAGATACCTCGGTAATATTTACGTAAGTCCTCTGGGATTACTTCGACTCCTTTCTCTACAGCCTCTTGTCCTAGGTAAGCATAACGCTCTGCAATAATAGGCCATCGGTCGAGTTGACCTGAACCTAAGTTTTGCCTTTGTTGGCGCTCAAAGTCTGCTTTTATTTTCTGAATCTTAGGGTCGAGGTCAACCATTTCGTCCACCTTGGTTAGGAAGTCTCCTCTCTTGAGCATCGCCCTATTCCAATCTCGTGTGTAAGCTTCTTCAAAAAACCGAGCATTGGCTGGCTTAGTATTATTAAAACCGATTATGTCTTCAAACATGTGATGAAGAATCTCGTGGGTTAAGGCAACTTCTTGTTCATCTGCAGTGCGACCTTTAAGCTTTAAACCTATGTCTGCTTGGTCAAGACCTCTCCATGTTTGGGCGACTCTAAATGCAAACTCTTTGTTGGTATTTTTAACGAGTCCGTCAAAAATTTGCTGCCCTGCTCTGCGGTACTCTCCTAGTGTGGCTCCGCTATCCTTTAGCTCATGTATCTTTAAACTTGAGATTCCGCCCCGTAGCCTTTCCTGAAAGATGGGCGGAATGTTTTCCGTTGTTATCGTCTGTCCTTTCGGAATGTTGAAACCCTGACCTACAACCGCAGCAGTTGTTCCTACGAAGGGAATACTAGACTTAGGTGCCAGAGAAAGAATGCTGTTTACTGCGTTTGAAAAGAGACCTACAGTTGGGGTGTTTGCGGTATTGATTCCTTGTACTGCTTTACTTATCAACGGGCTCCCCTCTCGAGCCAGCCCAGCGGAAATATTGGTTTGGATTCGTTTTATCAAAGCATTCACTCCCCCATTAGCCGCTATTTGGTTTGGGGTAAGATTTTCTAAGATTTGCTTTCCTGACTCTATATGTCGTCCACTAGAAGCAGCAACACGCCCTAGCGTTCTCCTGTCGGCCAAGTGAGAGGCAATCCCTTGCGCTGTCTCAGCAACAGAACCCAGTGTTGCAACATCAAGCGCTGCTTGACTCCCAACCCCTAACAGTCCGGCAGCTTGCCCTAGCGCTGTATCTTCTCGTGTGACTACGTCACTGGCTTCGCGTTGTGCAGAGGCTACTTCGCCTATTCCTGGCACATCAAACCTTGGAAGAGGCTCTTTACCTTGAAAAGTACGAGTAGCGTCTGAAAGACTTAGCCCAGCTCTTAGAGGGACCTTAGCGAGTCCTTGTGCAGCAGACTTAAAGAATCCACCGACCTTTTGAGCTGCAGAAGAAAACAATATTGGCTTTGGTCTCTCACGAGAAGCTTGAAATAAGGCTGGGTTACGCCTTCTCTTGAAATCATCTATGGGCACTTGACTTTGGTTAGGACTCATGTTATTATAAAGTTATATTATGTGGAATGAAATATTAAAAACAGTGGGTGAACTATTGGCTGGTGCAACGGTCATTACTTACATCATATACATCATATCAATTGGTGGTATTTACTAACGCAGCTCTTGGTATTTTGCGAACACATCTCTTACCAGGAGACCCCCTTCCTTTAACCTAGATAGTTCTTTTTGGAGCTCCTCTCCAACCATGCCCTCTGTAAGCTCCAGAACCATGCCAGCACGGGCGTTAATCTTTGCTTGTTTTACAATCCTGTCTATCGTTTTTGCCTTCTCGTCGTCCGGAAGTACACCGTAAGCCTCATTCGAAAGTAAGGAAGTTAGCTTGTCTTCAACAATACCTCCAGTAAGTTTCCACAATTCTGTGTTCTGTACTTGAGTCAATACTTTGTAGCCCCTGCGGTTCCCAAGCGCAGTTGGAGAAACTTTATGCCCCTCGCTTGCCAACCTTCTTAGTTCTGAGATAACAGGAGTTGTCCGCTCTGGTGAGGGTCGAGTGGGGTCGAACATAATCTCAACTAAGTTACCAACGCTTTTCCGCTCTTTCCCGAGTATATCTACTTGTGGTTCTAGTGCTCTACGTGCACCTGGAACCCTAGCCTGAACACGTTGGAGAGTAGATTCTGCCCTTCGTTCAAGAGGGTCAGTAGCTCTTGCTATATCCGAAACAATGGTAGGAACAAAAGAAGCAACCAAACCAGGAAGATAAGACTTGGCGTAGCGTTCTGGGTCGGTGATTGCATTCACTGCGTTGTTAATACCAGTAAGGAAAGTTTGCTCAGTAAATGACTTCATACTCCCAAGAACAGCTTTAGTTAGAGCCTCAGACGGACTCCCTTCCTCCTCGATAGCTTTTTGGAAGTGAGCACCAATCAGAAGTAAGTTGCCTAACGGACCTAACACAATAGGATTTCTCCATTTCCCATTTATCTTAATTGCGTTGTTTTTCACTCCTTCGACTTCCTGTAACTTTTGCTCACGCTCGTCTCCTTGGGGATAGTCTAAAGATACAAGCCCTTCCTTAGCTAGCTCCATACCAATAGCAAGTACACCAGTACCTGTTATACCCCTACCTAGTCCTTGGGAAAACAACCTCTGGTCAAACTGTCCCTTCCCGATATTACTAATGACAGTCTTTGCGATACCTATTGGCGAGTAGTTGATTATCTGCATTGCAACAGAAGAAGGTGTCCTACCGAACGGTAGAACTATCTCACCTGCGCCTCCTCCTAATTTTTGGATACCTCTGGCTAATCTCCCTAGAGAAGTTTGATTTTGAAATACAGCGGTAGTAGCGTCAGCCGTACCATAACGAATCATCTCTTCTGTCGGAGCCTCCACGATTTTGTAGGCAGCTTCGACCAACTTCTTTCCTTTCAACCCCTTGTTCATGCCCTGCGCGAGAGCCTGGTCCATCAAAGAGCGAGACAGTGCCGCGTAATAGAAGGGTTGGTCGGCTGCACCCAGCGACCTGAAGACTGTACCCGTATAAGAATTAAACGCTTTGGCGACCTGCCCCTTCCCGAAGTTAACCCTCTTATAATCTAGCTTCTCTCCTATATTGCGCTCGTCAAATCCAGTGGAAAAATATCTCACACCTTTAACCGTCCCCTCTTTGATTCCTTCGAACGCTCTCTTGGTTGTGAACACTTTAGTTCTTTCTCCAGTGAAGAGTGCAGCAGCACTATCAACAACTGCAGCTGGCACGTCTTTAACTACTTCAGAAATACCGTGGCTTAAGTTGGAGAATAGATTCAGCCCAGTTGTTTTTATTCCAGTAAGTAGTCCAGCCTTCCATGCTGTCGTAACTTTCTTAATCATGGGAGAAGGAACCATGTCCTGAATAAGTTCCTGCAACTTCTGGAAACGTGCAGCCCTCTCCACCCCGTCCACCATTGCATTGATGGCTTTCATTTCTTCAAGAATAGCTCGAGCTTGCTCACCCGTCATTTCAGGTACAGCCTTTAGTGGATTCTTCTCGTTAAACCTCTGTATTTCCCTAGCTGCAAAACGCACCTGCCCTTCAGGTGTTAGTCTTCCTAGAATAGAAGCAGCTTGAATGGAACGTCCTTGTTCTGTTAGTTTAGGAGCTAGTGTGTTAGCTATCTCAGCAGCCTTATCGAACAGAGAATTACGAATAACATCATCTGTGGCCTGCGCCGCGTCGTCAGAAAACTTTTTCAAAAGCTCAGAGGCGATAGCTACTGCTTTGTCGTCTGTTTGAGTTAAGGCAATCCTTTCCGCTTGTGCAAAATTATCCGCTATAAGGTTCTTCGCTTTGATGGACAAGTCGTCCGTAGAACGAGGTATATATTGACCTGAAATCCTGCTTGCTCTTGGTATAACCTCTTGGGCGCTCTGAACAAATCCACGAGTCCTCAACCCTATGTTTTGTTGCGCTACCCTTTTAAGTTCTCGTGTAACAGCCTCCGGAGAGGTCGCGCCAGCAATTCTTGGTGAAACTTTGTTGAGCAGGTTATCAGACAACCCCAACGATTGTTTTTTGAGAATCTTCATTACCCCCGTCTTTGTGGTTTCTCTTGCCAACTCTTCTGTGATTTTTTGTGAAAGTGTCTTCGTTATCCCCCTGCCAAGTCCAGCAACAAACGGGAAGTCAAAGGCAGGCGCATCCAAGAACTCGTCAAAACTCACGCCACTGCCCCGTATGAAGGGCACTCTTAATATTCCTTGTTGAGCGGCACGTTGCTCAGAAAGTCTTATCGCAGCACTGGGGGTTAATGTTTGTTGTAGTTCTTCCTGAAGCTCTCCAAGGATTTGCCGGTTTGTCGGAGACAAGAAACCAGCGACATCTCTTACTGGTTGAGTAAACCTCTCAACGGTGCCTGGTATTTCACGCGCAATATTAGCCAGGCCAACCTCCTGTGGGCCTGGATTAAACTGTCTTCTTATGAAATCTGAAATAGCCATACTTATAAGGCATCAAAATCTAAAGTACCCGACCCCCCTACTGAGGATTGTCCACTAAGAACAGAATCACGGTATTTCAACCACTCAGCTTTGAGAGCACTTGGTATTAAGTTTTGACGCAACTCTTGTTGAATGAACTCTCTGAACCAATCAGGTGGTGTATCCGAACCAAACCCGCTAGCGAAAAGCTGTCCTTTGACTTCAGCCAAGTTTGTAGGTGTGAGCTCGGAAAGAGAAGTAAAACCATCCAACACCTGCTCAAACGAAGAAGTGCTTGCCCCAGTAAACGCTCCTCCACCCCCACCCGAAGCTATTCTGTTTTCTTGTTGTCTATCCAGTGACAACGAGTCCTGCCTGAATGACTCATCTCGTTCTGCTTGTAACAAACTGTCCTGCCTATCCATAATGTCTTGAATTCTGTTGTAGTCGAACTCTCTCTGAGCATTGAATTGACCTACTGCCATGGTGAGGTTAAACCGCGCTTCTTCTGTGATGTCGTCTGAAAGAGCATTGAGCCTTATCTGTTTGTTGTTGAGGTTATTTAGCCTACCGTCAAACTCTGCGTTTAGTTTCTGTACTTGACGGCTTCTAAGAGCTTCTGAAATCCAAGGATTGTCATTTATTTCGGCTAGTTGTGTATCTCTGTCGTTCTCCAAAGCTTCTGTTTCTTCTGCGTTAGACTTTATCTGTGCGCGTAATTCTGGTAGTCCTGAGTTCTCGAAGATAGCTGAAGCGAATTGTTTGAGAGTGTCATCAGGATTAGAAACGAACGCGTCTGTAAAGGACTGCTGTTCACCTCCTAAGTTGGTTAGTGTAGTTCCTAAAACTTGCTGTTGTTGGATTGGAGAAAGAGATTCTCCTGGTGATGCTTGAGGGATAATTTGTTGAGGTTGAGCACCACTTCTTAAAAGTTCTAACATTCTAGTGTTCTGGTCTGCTGTCCCAGTGTAGTTTGTTATACCCAAGTTCCTTGCAAGTTCTGAACGAGAACCAAAGTCGTTAGCTTGTCCAACTGAGCTTAAGTAGTCAACTACAGACGGACCTTGATAACTAGAGGGACCAAAGATGGCTTGTTGTGGTTGTTGTGGCGAAAGAGCTTGTCCTGCTATCTCTGCTATCTGAGTAGCTCCTTCTGGTGAGAATGGGTCTAGCGGTTGTCCTCCTGCTTGTTGAGAGGCTAAGGGTTGTTGTGTAGCTTGGGCTAACTGTTCAGTTCCTTGAAAGCCTGCATCTGGTGCTTGGACTCCTGCGAAGTCTTGTTGACTCTGAGGAGCAGCCACCTGTTGTCCTTGAGCTTGAGCTTGTTGAGCTTGAGCAGTGGGGACTTGAGCTTGTTGTACTATTCCGGTTCTGTTAGAGACGATGTCAGCAGCTTGTGGGTTGAGTGCTGAAATCTGCTGCGTGAAAACTTCTCCACCTTCTTGCACCCCAGTAGGTTTGAAAAGAGAGAGGTCGTCGGTAGAGGCAACACTCCTTTGGTTTTGACCAGTGGTAAGGTTCAAACCCTGTAGCACGTCACCAAGGTTTAGATTCCTAACACTCTGCCCACCGAGCACATCTTGGGCTTGCTGTAACCGCGCCCCCGTTTGGGAAGCTCCCGCGCCACCTGGGTCGAATGTTACAATCCCCTGATTCTCAGTTCGCAGAAAAAGCTGCCCTTGTGTCCCTGCCGAACTTGTGAAAACTTCTCCCACTTCTGGTAGGTCAAAGTCAACTCCTTGTGCTAATTTTAATTTCGCCATATTACTTTTCTATAATTGATACCTCGTAACGTTTATCATCTAAGTCGAACTGTAGAGTCATCCCTGCGTCCATTTCTATTTTGCTACCTTTCTCTGTGGTCAAAGTAAACATACTAAAATTGGTCTCTACGGAATAAGTCATCTCTAAATCCACCGTCTACTACGTCCATACGCTTGAACATGCCACCCTTGTCTGTGTCTGTTATTCCATACTGGTACTGTTCGTCGAGGTGTTGCTGCCAGAGTCCGTCAAGAATTCTTATAGCATTTTCGTGATGCAAAACAGATTCTTGTGGTTTCTTTTCTCTTTTCTTGGCATACGACATTATTTCCTCGACAATAGCTTCGTTTGCCTCTGGTAAGTTAGCCGAAAAAACAGTAGTAGCACTCTGGTCTGTAGTGTCGAGGTCAGCTGGTGTGTATTGTCCCCACATGGCTACCGTTCCTGATAGGTCTATGTTGGGATTAATGTAGTAAACTCTGCCAAAGTCAGAAAAGATTCTCTCGTTGTCACTGGAGTAGTCCTCTATGAAGTCGAGAAACTTACTAAAGTCCGTCTTGTCTACCCTCTTTCCCCCTATGCGCATCTTTCTGATGCTGTCTGCCTTCCATCCTTCGGGGTAGTTGCCCTCTACTAGCCCGTCTGCGTTCGTTGCAAGGCTTGAAAATGTTGTTGAAGAGCGCCCTTCTGTTTGAGGCCACTTCTTGTAACTAGCGGCCCACTTATGAGCCTTATTAGTCCAGTTATTGAGAATGGGTTCAGTATAGAAGGCAAAAGTGGTGTTTGCCTGTGACTGTACTAATACGTCGTTCTTTATTTCTCCTAGTGTTGATACCATGTTAATAGTTTAGTTTTTTATATAATGCGACTGCCTCTAAAAGGAACGCGTCTTTTTCTGCTGACGAAACAGTTTTATCCTTTAACTTTGTCTCAAAAGAATCTATATCAAATTCAGTTTTAGTAGTCGCCACCCCAGTGAACTGTCCAGTGTCTTTATCAAAGGTTGCTTTCTTACCAGAACGTATAGCAACCGCGCGCGAGTCGTTGTCTGCTATCGTTGTGTGTCCTCCATCTGGGTGTTTGATTCTCATGTTGTGAATGTTAGGAAATAACCATTACCAAGAGTGAGTGTTTTGCTAGCCCCGCCTGCTGAATATGTAAGTTGGAATATAAGTCTAACGGAGTTCGCCGAAGGTAGGTTGGTTGTGTGTGTAGCTACCAATACGTTGTTTATATAAAATTTCACGTCAGTACCAGCATCCCACACGTAGCTAAATCTGTTCTGGTCGGTGAGGGTTATGCCAGCCGTAACATCAGTCTTAGTCTGGCTGCTGTTGTCAGAGTTAGAAGCATAAACAGTTGAAGTTCCTATAGTGAATCCTATGTGGCGGTCAGTACACGTACCAGAAGTGTTGACACTAGGTGTGAGTGTAGTGGTGCTTCCAAGTAGCGCAGAAACATTAGAACCTACTGCGGAGAATTGAGCACGGCATACAAACTCATGGTCTAGGTCGTAGTCATAGGGGCTTGAGCTTGACGCAGAATGGAGATCGACAGTATTTGAGGAAGCCCCCGTAACGCAAGTTGTGGAAGCAATGGTACGAGTGATAGAACCCCCACCACCCACTTCTTCTGTAAATCCGTCGTTAGGAGCACCAATAAAGTTGTCGTTTTCCCAAAGGGATTCTGCGCGTGGTTGCATTTGACTAGACGCTACGGAGTTTACGTTGGTAGTGTCGTTAGCTGTGTTACTAGCTGTAACGTCTGCACCTGCTTCAACACCTGTCAATTTCGCTCCTTCTGCCGCGTTCACGTCAGCTAAGTCTGTTGGTTCGTTGTTTATATTAGTTCCCCAAGTAGCTCCCTCGGTAGCGTCTGGGTCAAAAGGTTCGTAAGTATCTGGTATGAGTGAACCAAAGCCGCTAGGCGGCTTTGCATTCTGTTGAAAAGCAGGAGTAACAATAATCGACTCATCTGGCTTAACTGTATTTGTGTAAGGTTTAGTAGTCATAGCTATCATTATCTACGTACGTCACGGCGCTGTAGACTTTCGGTGAACTGTTCGATGTTGGGTTTAAGTCAATTCCTAACTCGTATGTTTGGGCTACGTCTCCCAGTGTAAAGATGGCTTCCGTAGCATCCTCTACTCCAAAAGAAGTAGCTCCACCTCCTGTGACGGCATATTTCCACCCCGCCCCAGCGGAAGAATCCCCTTCTGTAGTCTTGTGGTCTTTTTTAAACCTCACGGAGACCGAAGTTCCACTTACCATTGGGTCTAAAATTAACTTAACTGTGTTGAACTTCTTTTTAAGATGTGGTGACACACTAAATTCTAACCCCTCGTACTTAGCTGTAGCTTTACTGGAACTGTCTACCGCATCCACTCCATAATCGCTCGTGGAGCCGTCTGTAGTACCCCAAGACGCAAGTAAAGTACCGTCTGCTACAGTAACAGCACTGATAGTAGAAATAGTGCTCCCAGCCAAAGCAGGAACCATTAGATATGGATAGTTTAGGGCATAAGGACGATTCTTTCTTTTGCGTCCGTAAGACCAAATACCAGGATAGGTTCCTCCGTAAATACCGAACATCGCAATGTCATCTTCAATAGCAGCCCCACCTGGATTGGCCTGTCCTCCTCCTGGAATACCATGTAGCGGGGTGGCGTTTACGAAGTCTGTAAAGAACAATTCGCCGTCTGAACCCCCTTGGGCGATAAGAAACTCCGTATTAATCAGGGTGTTGATTCCTTTAATTGGTATGCGTTTCTTTTGCACCCAACTTGTGGCAGATGAAATCCAACTAAATATGTGCCCTTCTTCCGACTTGTCTTTTCTACCAGTCCCCATAATGGCGTAGTCGTCACGCTCCTCTAGTGTTTTTATTACGTTGCCGGGGCGTATATCAAGAGCAGTGTTATTAAATACCCCGCCGTAGCCTATCTCCGCAATGTATTCGTTGTTAGCTATCAAAAGCGAACCCGATGCTGGTCTCATAGTGTGCCAGTCTGCCGCATCTAAAGTCGCCCTCCAATCTTGTGTCGCGTCCGCCCAAAGTCCCTGTGCTGAATCTGGCGCAGTAGTAGTCCCCGGCATTGTCTTACGAGCTACACTCGTAGCCGTAGCCCAGAACATGTAGTTAACTCCGTCGCTCAATTGCCATTCTGCTGCCCCTAGGATAGCTCCGTTCTCGTCGTTATATACGTTATTCCAAACACCACCTCCACTTCTGGCGTAAATAGAACCTGTTGAACCGAAAGCATACGTACTCCCGTCTATTGCATTTACAAAAAAGTTAAATACTCCCGCCTGAGTTGTATTAGAAGCCCCAAAAACTGTAGTGAGGGCTTGTCTGGCTGTGAGAGCGTCGTCTTGTGCGTGTATGTCCAATGCTTCTCCGTGTTTGAAAGAACCCACGACACCTTTATCGTTTTCGTCACTGACACCTCCTCGGAAGCTATTTATCTCGTGTGGTCGCATGAAAAGAGCACTTAGTTATCATTTGTATAGTCCTCCGGTCTACATCTATCGATACTTTGAAGGGCATTCCGCAAACTGAACAAATCTTTTCCATATCAATATTCAAACCAATCAAGGTCTACCTTAAAATACTTTGCTCTAAAGAAAAACTTATCCGCCTTCGACATTTTGACCTTCTTCCAGTCAATTTCCTTGTATAGGGCATTCCAAAGAGTCGGGTCGTGGTCAATTATCTCTAGAAGGACTCTTCTAACTAGACGAACACGTTCCCTCATGTCTCCGATAATCTCTGCCTGCTCCAACCACTGAAGCCCTCGGTCGAGTTTCTCCGCCGGAGTGCCAAACCACCCAAAATATGAAGTCATCCATTGGAATCTAAAGCGATAAGCATCATCTTCTTGGAAAACATAAGTCACCAAGTCCCTTAACTGCGAGGTTTCGGGCGAAACTTTAGTCCAAGCTCTGTACAACTCTGCAACTGGCGGAGCCATTCTCTTATGAGGAACCATATCGAAGCGACTAGCCTCTAAAAGTTCTTCAATATTCGGCATAACAGAGCGGATATGGGGCATCATGGGCTTTCCTTCTTCTAAGAGAGCCCATGAATCATTGAAAACTTGACTCTTGACCTCGTGTTTTAGCTTAGACAACCTCCCAAAGAGGAGATACCCTCTAGGAAAGCCTGGAAATTGATACTTCTCCCCCTCCATCTGCATGACAGTGACATTGTCAACTTCCATCACTTTGGCTGGGATAGCATTTGAATTTTTCCAATACTCCACCATTTCCATATCGGCTGGTGTTTTTCTTAAGATTTTAAAGAGCAACCTTTTAAGGTAAATCATATTACAGGGACTCGCGCCCTGACTTGGTGGGTGAGATTCGTCAGGAAGCCCACCCACGCACGAGTCAATTATTGACTAAAAGCTACCGAATAGGATAGCACCAAACTTACGTCGTTGGTCAGGTACTTTCGCTCCGTAGAGGAATAATCCCTGATACTTCTTCGCAAATTGGTTTTCAGCGTCTACAACACGAGACTCACTCCACTTATGTGCATAAGTGATGAATCCTGTGTGGTTTGCTGGCATCTGATAACCCGTCGTGGCGGTGAGAACTAAGTCTGCACCTGGACCAGTTACGGATGTAGCGCGGTGTCCTGAGCGTGTTGAAACGCGGACTCCACTAGCTGAGTGAACATCGAACCCACCGAATCGCATTACGCGTCCGTTGAGAACAGTGCCACTAAAGATTTCAGCAATACCTGTAGGTTGTAGTTCCGAAGCTTGACGTAGCAATGTTATACCAGCTGGTGGTACTGACAATTTACGTCCTTCCGTTGGGATGTCATTTTCGTCCAACGCCTCTGCAAGCAGAGTTGTGTTGTCGTAAATGTTAGAAGCTGTCACTGATGTAGGGATAGCTGCTTGGAATTCCCAGCCGAGACCCGCCATTGTTACGAGTTTCGCGTTACCGTCTCCGTACTTAGGGAAGTCTCGTCCATCTCCACCAAAGATTCCACGTAGTGTGTCACCTTCTGCGAAGTCTGAACCGCCCGCTGCCTCGTCCCACTCTGTGAGAGTAGCCACAACTGAACTTGTGACTGACGAGATTCGGTACCAAGGCGATACGAATGCGGCTGTTGAGCGCAAACGGAATCCCTTGAAGAGGTCTTGTGTATCGAATCCAGCGTGGTAGTCATTACCGTCGCGTGGGTTCTCTACTGAACCTACTTGGCTCTCGTATGTGTTAGAGGTTGCGTTTAGAGTAACTGTACCACCTGTCGCTGTAGTAGCGATAGATGCCATAGTTTGTCCTGAACCTTCAACAATAAGGTCTATACCAATCCAGTTACCTGCCTTAGCTTCTTCAGCTGCCTTGTTAAAGACATAAGCGTCCACTTCGGTTTCCAATACTTTAGCAGCAGTCTCGAGAAGATTCTCGGGAATGTCGCCGCCGTATGTGAAGAGGTCTTCTAGTCGGTCAAGTGAGAAGTTGTAGCTTCTACGCTTTTCTACAACGAGAACATCTTCGTGATCCACAATAGTTTCCGACGGCATGTCAGAACCTACTGTGTAGTCACTTAGAAGGATGTCATTCAAGAAAGAGAGAATGTTTACACGGTCTCCTGGTTTCTTGATGTCTCCTTCGTAGTCGCGGTTTGCAATAACGTTGACCAAAGCTCGTGCGTAAACACGACTAAGAACCTTCGCAGCAAACTGCTCTCCAAAATTAGTTAAAGTTGCGATAAATTTATATCATTATCCTTATTTTTTTAGATAATGTTTTATCCTCTCTGCGACCCTATGAGTCGAATTTGACTTGCCCCTTCTCAATCATTTCTTGGTATTTCCTACCATCATTGATACGGAGTTCCTGCAATTGTTCTGTACTCATACTCGAAGAATACGCTTCTCCCTTACCGCCAGTTGGAGTCTCGAGACCCTTTCTACGGGGTTCCAAAAGACCCTTTTCAGCCATAAAAGCTTTTGCTGCTGTTCTCATAGGCATAGCCTTGTTGTCGTCCTCTTGGCGAAATGTGTCGAAATCACTCCAAGAGTCTTTCAATTCAGGATACGCTTCTTTGATGTCAGCCGCTTCAAGTTTCTGTTTCAATTCAGAAACATCTTCTTTTAGCGTGTCGCCTTCTTCATATTCAGAAAGAACTTGATTACTTTCTAATTGCTCGCGCAATTCCTTAACTTCGTTCTCAGCCTTTTTGGCTCGCTCGAAGTTCTGCGAACTTGCATCTGCCTTCTTCTGGAGGTCATCTACATCAACTTCTGGTTCCTTTACAGGTTCCTCGTCTTTTATGATAACTTCCTTAACTGGAGTTTCCTCCACTGCTTCAGGTGTTTCTTGGACTTCCTGAACGTCCTTTTCTTGTTCCATTTTTATGACTTATGGTTGTCTAATAAAGCGTATTGGGTCGCCACCCACAACTAATAGTCCATCTTGATACGACTCTTCTTTGCTTGGGTCGTACCCATGTTACCGAAGCCCCCTTCACTACCAGGCATCGGTGCACCGGGGATAGTCTCTGTTACTTTTCTCCTCGAAACCTTCTCGGGCTTCAAACTTCCAACTAGGGGAGTCCCCTTCTTTATGGTGAAGTCTCTTTTTTTTGTCTCAAATACCATATTACTTCTTGTTACGTCTACTAATGTTAATGCTCCCAAAGCTGCGGTTGCGAAACTTTGTAGGAGTACGGAAGATTGAACTAGCACCTGCACTTGTCTTAGTGACAAATCTACTAAGCACTTTTCCTATACGCTTGTGAGCCATGTATTTAAAAAGGGCGCGTCTCGTGATGAGACCCGCCCGTGGTTATGGGTTAAGGTTATACAGTAATTATACTATTACAGTTGAGTTTGTAAATATGCTACTAACTGTTCGCGTTGTGCTTTGGGAGATTCTATTACTGACTTGATTGTGGAGTAGATGGAATGTTGAAGAACTAGTCGCTCTATCTTCTCTTTCGTGTTGTCTAAGTCTCGAAATTGAGCTTCGATATTGTCGATAGCACCACTACAAAGTTGAGTAACCTCGTCTAAACCAATTTCGTCAGCAGCAAGAATTTTCCTCCACCCTTCAATAGTTTGTTTCTCTTCTTCGTCTAACTCCTCTGGCTTGACGCCACGCTTCTTAAGAATTAAGTCGATTAAGTTCATAATATTATAAGTTAGCGTCTTTAACTGTTTTAATTGCGGCGTGAAATGCGGTCGCTTTTGGTATTTCCCCCGATTCCATTGCATCCCACAAAAGATTAAACTGCTCTTGCATATCGGGATAAACGGGGTCATTAGGTGGTAGAGGCTCGTTTGCTAGTAGACCTAAAACTGCTGGGTCGCCTATGTCAGTTATAGTAATTGTTAGAGCGGAAGCCTGAACGCCCTCTGGGTGTTCATCAAATCCTCCCGTATACCAAACTTCCCCCCTGTGGTCTGCTTTTAAGTTCCACTGGTTGCCGTCCCACACGGGAACTTGTCCAGCAGCAAGAACTGGGGCAACACTTGTTTCGTATCGTCCTTCCCCCATGTATACAGGTTCACCCGCTGCCTCTGTCTCGAGAGGGTCAATCTGCGGTTCTCGTGAACCTCGATATTCGTTCGTTGAGGGGCTAAAAGAGTAATAAGTCATGTTAAAAAGTTATGTAGTAAGCTACTGCAATGTTCACCGGTCGTGTTTCGTTGCCACCAACAGCTGCGCTCAACTGAGTCGAGGCGTGATTACCAGGAACACGCTGACCTGAACCGCTGGCAGCATTAAAACTTCCACCAGCTACTCCGTGCGTGTGGCTATCAAACGCATCAGCTTGCTGTGTACCTATGTTGTCACCCGTAGTTCCGTCACCACTATCAGTTCGACTTGCGGCGTCAGGGTCAATTCCAGCACCATCATCAAAACCACGTAAGAACTGACCTCGATAATCTGGGAGGTTGAAAGTAGTTGAGCCGTCACCATTGCCGTATCTATCACCAGTTGCGGTGTACAAGTCTGCGTATGTTGTTCTACTTACTGCTGAACCATCACATTCCAGAAAATCACCAGTAGGAGCACCCGTAGCAGCCACGGCCAAAACTATACCAGCAGGTAGTGATGCTCCCGCCACTGCCGTTGCCCCTGTATTTACTCTACTCATACATTATATTAAACCAACAATCCGCATCTTGTCGAACCTTCGTCGCTGCTGCACTTGAGTTGACAACAGTAATCCCTGTAGAAAACTCCTTGCCGAACTTACTGCCATCCCAAAAGAAGTTTGAAGATGCCTCTGCTCTAAATGTGATAACAGGTGCAGCGGCATCATTCGGTACAGCCGCTGTGTTATGCACTTGGATAAACTGAGCAGACGTTGAAGAATTATAACCAGTTAAACCGTAAAGAACACCTGCTGATGCTTTTGCAACGTTCAAAGACTCGAAAGCTGATGAATCAGCGGCGGAGGGGGTAAACGTATTCGAGGCACTTGGTGTTTCAAAGGAACTTGTAGACCACATGGCACCACTAGCTTGGGAAACAGGCACAGATGTAGTTCTTAATTCAGTATCCGTCAACCCAACTGTCGAGGTAACTTCAGTAGACCATACTGAACCGCTTACTTGCTCTGTTGGCACACTTGCGGCTCGCAATTCGGTATCAGTCAATCCAACTGTCGCTGTAATTTCTGTACTCCAAGTCGAGCCAGAAACCTGCTCCACAGGTACCGAAGTTGCTCTTAGCTCTGCGTCAGTTAAGCCGCTACCGCCAGTTTCTATAGAAACCCTCACTCGGTTATCTGCGTTAAATACCGACGTAACAGCAGTAGAACCGAAAGCATCCGCTACATTGACACTGTAGTTAGCGCCACTCACTTGAGAAACTGGTACGCTCGTAGCTCGGAGTTCTGTATCAGTGAGTCCAGTAGAACTAACAGGCACACTCCCATCAGGATTTATCTGAACCACTCCCACTGTCGAAAGCACACCAGACACTTTCACTATCTTAGCAACCCCTCCGCCTCCCCCTGTAACAGAGGACATGGAAGCTGCGAAGTTTACTGGCGAACCGTCTGCGTCTCGTAAGGTTACAGCAAGTGGGTTGTCTAGTCCTACCGGCTTGTCATTAAGCATCAACTGAATCCAACCCCTCACGGCCATTTCATCTGGGAAATTGGTTTCAGGAATGTTGATAGTAGGTATCTTGATAGGTGGAACCTTCACAGTCACCTCTGGTTTGGGAACATTTACTACGGGAACTTTAATATCGGGGAGTTTCACCTCAGGAATATCTACAGTAACTTTCCCCGGCTTTACTTCGATTTTACTAATTGCGTCAACTATGTCGTCCTTGTTTGAATCTAGGGATTTACTAATTGCTTTCCCTACGCCGTCTGGGTCTATTTGGATAGTCACCTCCTGCTTTGACTTGGCAATCTCCTCGAGAAGCGGAGTAAAAGCACGTGAGACCTCTTTTATAACCGTCGACGTCATCGGGCCGGCTGCGTCGCTTTTGGTTTCCGCCTTGAGAGTGTTTTCCTCCTCCGCTAGAGCACGGTTCTTCTCGGCGCGGTTGCGCTTTTTTGCCTCTTCAAGCATCTTCTTTACTTTGTTAAGGTTGTTTGCCATAAACTTCTAATTATCTACTAGTATTAAATCAAACCCCGCTGAAACATCTGCAGCCTTCCCCGCTGGTGAAGCATCTATGTAAATGTCCGACTTCTGTGTGAATTTCTTGTAAGGGTAATACGTATGAATATGTTGTCCCTCGGTGATTCCTTCGACGTGCTTTAGCTGCCTCTCGTATCCGTTGTCATTGTCCTTCGCCCATAAACGAACAGCCATCGAAGTCGGGTCGAGATTGGTTGCAGGGTTTACCGTCGCGTACCATCTGGTCATATATGCCGTCTTCCCATTCGGAACTGTGTATATTGCCATTAAAGTCTGGTTGTTTCCTGTTGTGATAGTTGCGTAATCTTGTGTTTCTCCTGCGTTATGCACTCTTATCGTTGAGTCACCCACGACAGCAGCTTGTACTTTCATCCGAAATACTCTTATCAATGGAGTTGTTAAGGTTACTACCGTCGTAGTATTGGAAGCATTAAGTGTTGCATCCTGCACCACCAAATCCCAATTAGCATCTAACCCTTGAACCTCAATAGTTGCTCCACGCATAGCCACTTGGTCTGTTGTTTGACTAATGCTAGTCATGAGTGCAGTAGCAGGAAAAGAATATAGAGCTGAACCATCCCAGATGTCCTCGGTAGTACCCGAGGCAATCGTATCATTCCTACCAAACTTGTTTATAACACTTAGACCTGGAACGTTGCCGCGTGCCATTTCGAGTGCAGGGTCGATAAACTGGTTCTCTGCTGTCGCGGGGTTTATCATTTCTCCCGAAGCGTCGAGTATTGAAGATTTTCCTATTCTAGTTCCACCACTGCTCCCCCCACTGAAACTCATCGGCTTACCTTCTAAATCCACAGGTGTCATCGGTATTGGGTTGCCTCTGTCGTTTGTTACCTCCGCCTTCATCTTGTCGGGCATTTCTACCTTGGGCATGTCAGGCATCTCCACCTTGGGAACATTCACCGTTACCTTGGGAGTGGGAACTTTAATAGGTGGTATCTTGGGTGTGTCAATCTTAGGAATCTTTATCGGTGGTATCTTAGGCATCTCTACTACGACCTTCGCTTCAGGAACATTTATAACAGGCAGCTTAATCTCAGGTATGTTCACCTCAGCCTTAGGCTCTACTTTAATCTCAGGAACAGGGACTCGTAAGTCTTGAAAAGCACCCGTTAACTTCTCCACCATATCGTCAGCAATAAGAGCAAAGGCACCTAACCTCTCCTCTTCTCGAGCAGCCTCTTTCTTTTCCCGAACCTGCTCTTTTAGGTCTTCGTTTACTTGTTTTAAAACATCGCCTGCCATGTTATGCCGCTAGTTCTGCTAAGCTACTTTGTATCTCTTGTACCACTCCGTCATCTTGTTGTGCTGCTTGCGCTGTGGCTGCTTGTTGTTGTTGCGCTTGTTGCTGTGTCGGCTGCTCTTGTCTTTGCGCTTGTGTTGGATTCTCGAACTCGTCAGTAATCTGCTTTTGTTCTTCTGGTGTAAGGTCAAGAAGTTCGAGTTCACGTTTCAAAGCCACCTTCCTAAGAACCATGTTCTCTGGGTGCTGCTGCATGATGAACTGCCACTTCTGTATAGATTTGATTTCGTTCTGTTCCTGTTCTGATGACGAAGTTACCTGTGGTTCGTAACCAACTTTAGAGTTCCAGTCAGCAGCGTAGGCACGCTTTGTGTAAACCTTGCCCGTGCCTCCCACTTTATAAAGCTCAATAATGCGCGGCTTATTAGCGTGCATAATCTTACTCCATTTCACACAAGTCTCGTACCATGCTATGCGATAGAACTTAGCAAAACCTATAGCCCTCTCTACTGATTTCCCTACTAGGATTTCAACCTCTCCTAGAGTTTGCTGCCCCCCCTCACTCTCACCTTTCTCTAATGCAGTAGCACCAGTCGCCCGTTCAACAATAGTAGTAAGAGCTTCGATAGCTCCCATCGTGTCGTCCAGTCCACTAATCTCTACAGGTTTTATAACCTTGTTAATGTCATCTCCTGGTGGAGAAGGAAACATTGCTCCCGGTCCTGGTGTGTATGTTTGTGCCGTGTAGTTCTGTCCGGGCATGAACCAGTGCATTTGGAAGTTCTTTAGTGTTCTGTTCTCTACCAACTGTGAATACCATACGTTAATTACCTTGTTAGGTGTCCGCACCAGGTCAGCTACCGAGTCACTATAAATATCTGTAGTTTCTGGGTCTTCCACCCACATTTGAAACGGCCAGAAATCTACTCCTAACAAATCCTTTAATGGTTCGTCTAATAGCTCCACCTCGTCGTCAGCGTAAGTAACAACACGACGAACCCACTTATCTTTCTCCCACATCTGGGTGTAGTGCTCCGTAAGGTTAATGAGTCTGTCGCCACCAGCAAACAACGGGAAATCTCTGTCGGAAACCCCCATAGCCTGTAACCTGTCCATCTTCTTTCTGTAAACCTCGAGGTTCTCATGTGTCTGTAGTATTCCTCTGGGTGCGTTAGTCCACTTCTTCAATTCGTCCTTTCCCTTCTTAGTGTAACGGTCGTCGGCAAGTATCTCTCGTAAGGTTCGGAAGATATTTTGATGGACTACGAAACGTGCTGTCTCTATTTCGCCAACCTTCATTAAAGGGTCGTACACAACATCAAATGGGTCTAAGACATCTATGTCTACTCCCTTGTCAGAAATATTCAACTTCTTTGTTGAAATACCATAGAGTAGGACATTCTTCTTGTCTATCACGTCAGCCAGTTCAAGTTTGTTTTCTCTAAAGTTAGTATCCCAGATTTCTTGGTAAATGATTTCTTTACCCTCGTCTCCGCCTAACTCCTTCCACTCAATGCTGGGTGCGTCATCTATCTTAGAAAGAAGAGTCTTGATGGTCTCCTTCATCAGAGGAATGTTCACCGCCTGCCGCTGAGTGAGGCGATTAGTTCTTACCTTGTTACGATACAGTTCGTAGTTATCGTTCCAGTCGCTATGTTTACGTTCTTGCAGTTCATTGGCTGCTTCCTTTTCAGCCTTCAGCTTTTCTAGGAGAGTGTCAACTTCTTTTAGTATGGGCATATAAATAAAGGCACGCGTATTACTACGCCTGCCCGCTGTTATGGGTTAAGACTTTCTATAATTATACTATTTGTACGTGTTACGTCAAAGAAGAAAGCCCCGTTAACTTCCCTCGTTGGGTTGTACTGTTTTTCCACGTAACGTAACTGTTTTATTCGTCCAATCTATAACGAATGATTGTTCGTTGGGGTTATAGTGAAAATACGTAACAGAGTGAACAGGATATTTCTTATCTAGCCCTCCCACAAAGTCAAATACAATTCTCATTTCCTTCTTCTCCATGTCATGTGTTGGTGTTCGACTCCTTGGAAGTCTCCCTTACCATCAAAGTGAATAATAGTTCTGCCTCCTTTAACACCAGTAAGTCCTCCCGATGTAATCAGTGCTTCTAATATCTCCTCCATGTGCACAATATCTTCATCAGTTAGCGCACCTACGTTATCTGTGTTTTTTATTTCAAGTTGAAGTCTCATATACCTAACTCAGGATAATAAGATTGCGCTGGTGTTGACTGAGTTGTTTGGCCCTTAGAGGGCGCCTCAGCCAGTTGTAGCTGATACGCACCAGCATCTACTACATCGTCATGTGCTCCTTTGGGAAAGCGAACTTCCTCTTCTTCTAAATCAGAACAAAAGCCTTCCACATGATAAACACTACCAGAACTATAGTAGGGCACGAGCCCTCTAATCCTAAGTATCTTAGCCTGTTGCTCGTGTTTCAACTCGACAACAGTAAAGAATACGTTCCGCTTCCTCATCTCATCATCTAAGTAGGGTTTGATTACTTGTTGGTACACACCTTGCTCAATACCGACTTTCTCAAACCCATACTCTAAATATGTCTTAAACATGAACTCAATGAGTTCGGGAGCGTTCATGCGTAGCTTCCACGCCATAAAGTTCCATTTATTCTCCGAGTCAACAAGGTTGAGAACAGCCCCAATGTTATCAGACTTATCTCTCATCGCTGACGCTGGGTCTATCGTCAAGAAGTTCCTGGTATCCAGCGCAGCAACTTGCTCAAATGTCCTATACCTGAACCAGCTACTCTTAAACTCTTGAGATTCTTCGTCCACTGGATTCTGTTGATACAAAGCAGACCACTTATAGGGACCGAGTGTTTTCTTCGTCTTAGCCAGTTGTTCCGAAGAGAACTTACCAGGCCACAGCGGTTCGCCTTCTTTTCTATGTTGTTCGTCACGTTCTGCAACAGCGGTAAAGTTCACAAGCTCCCACTTATCAAAATCGGTCTCGCTGTTGTCTGTGTCTTCTTTCTCTTTCGCTAATAACCTCCCAGAAAGGTCTGCGTCGTGCCACCTTGTGTTTATCAGAATGATTGCTGCGTTACCCTCCTGTCTGGTATAGAAAGTAGTTATATACCAGTCCCATATCTTGTCTCGTATGACTTCACTCTCAGCTTCTTCATCATTCTTGAATGGATCGTCGATGATGCCAATTTTGAATCCCTTCCCTGTAATCGCTCCCCCAACTCCTACTGCTTCGTAACCTCCCCCCTCTTCCGTCATCCACGATGCTTTGGCTTTAGTGTCTGCTCTCAGTCTCGCGTCAAAGATAGCTCTATACGCAACACTATTCATTATATCCCTTGTCCCTTGGCCGAACTTGGTTGATAAATCTTGTGAGTAAGTTGAAACTATAACAGGAAAGTCAGGCTCTTTACCTAAAACCCATGCAGGAAACTTCTTGGTAGCCAATTCGGACTTCCCATGTCTGGGTGGCATGGTTATCATAACACGTGGACTCTCACCATTCAGAACTCTCTCGTATACATTTTGAAGTATACGTGCAATACCATCATGGAACCACTGTGGGTCATACTTAGGATCTGTAACTACGCAGAAGTCCCTCAAAGATTCCTTCCCAACTCTTTTAGCCAGTAAGTTGTTCTGCTCTTTTTCTGATAATTCTTTCAAGTTGTTCATCACTCAATTCAATGGTGCTATGCACCTCTGCATCTACAGCTAGATCTTGCTTAGGTCTACCATCTATCATTTCTGTAAGGTGCCTTTCGTTATTGGGGTTCTCTTTGTACCTCAAAACAAATGCTTCAAAGTCTGCAGGATTTTCCTCAAACATCTGCTTCAGTTTTCCTACTACAGTTAAACCAACTGGTCTGCCGCTAGGATTAGCGTTATTGTTCGCGCCAAACGTTCCATCCTTTCTCCGATTGGTTACGGGTTTATCCGGATTCATACTTTAATTATACAGTGTCCACTTATCTTCGTCTATCCTAGATACATATTTTAACTCCAAATGTTGCCCCTAGAATTGGTATCAACCAAATAGACCAAAAGGCAACAGTTTGTATTCCACCACCTTTAACATCGCTCACGTAATAAATATAAGCTACCCAAACTAAACCTCCGAGTAATCCAAGAGTACAGCTTTGTATGTTCCTTTGAATTTATCCTTCTTCATAGTTTATGGGGTGGGGTTAGGGGTGAAGGTATTTCTTTAGAAGTTTCGGGATAATCAACAGCGGCTAAATCAAGATAGTCGTGCATCATTTTAATAATTTGCTCACGCTTCAAGTTCCACTTATCTTCATTAAGTTCAGCGGGTTTTGTGGCGGAAAACTTTTCAATCTCGTTGACTAATACACCAACACCTTCTAACAAGACCTTCGCATCCAAAAGCGGGTCAACGGCAGCAGACACTTGCGTTTCGTATGTTTCTGGGTTGGTTCTGACTGTGATTTCTATTGGTTGCATACACGTCTGAGGTAATACTACAGGTCTAGGTTAAATTATTTCAATCATTCCCATGCCGCCGTAGGGACAGGTGTTTCTATCTTGGTGCGGGTAACATATATTACTACCGCAACACATACATACATGAAATGCTTTGTTGGTACACTTTTCTTCATTTTGGTCAAACTTTCCGTAATCACATATGTTTTCCATATTCATGTCTCTTAATTACTAATCGCCATAGCCAGAGCCAGAGCCAGAGCCGTCGCCGTCGCCGTCGCCATAGCCAGAGCCATAGCCAGAGCCATAGCCATAGCCAGAGCCAGAGCCATCGCCGTCGCTATAGCCATAGCCAGAGCCATAGCCATCGCTATAGCCAGAGCCATCGCCAGAGCCAGAGCCATAGCCAGAGCCAGAGCCATCGCCATAGCCAGAGCCAGAGCCAGAGCCAGAGCCACGCATCACATTATTGGTTAGCTCGACCATACAGGTACTTTAGCAATGGACTCCCGTGCGGCTTCGGTACAATCAAGAATCTCAACAGCTTCTAATAGTTCTATCTTGTCTACTTCACAAGGAAACTTACATGTATCTGGCTTTGAAACACCTTCCATTGCTAATTGCGACAGAGTTGAGGCACCATCCCAGTACCAAAGTTTCCTCGCATCTCGCATAATCACTTCCTTGCCAGTACGCTCTTCTAAGTACCCTGCAAACACACCCGCTGAGTAAGTGCGGACAATCACGTACTTCATGTTCTTTTTCTTTTTTGCACCCGCTTTAACTTCACTTTTTGGAACGTATACAACGCCTCCTATTTTTACTTCTTCTTTCATGTTTCTTAATTAACTCGACTTATAATTGATAAAGGTCTGAAAGATGTTCTGTAAATATCTTCGCACCGTTCACAATAGCAGTACATCTTAGTGACTTTTGGTTTGTGGTAGTTTCTCTCACTCATGGTGTGGTGTGTTAGAGAGCCAGCTAATTATGTCTTCGTTAGTGACCATTTTCTCGGGGTCTGTTATTCGGTCTTCGTTGAGCCACTGACGTAACATTCCAACACGAACCATATCTGGCTCCGTCGCTTCTTTGAGAGTTGTGGTGAGAGCTTCTTTAATATCTCCCGTAGCAATTTCTTGTGTGCCCGTGCTTTCCATGACAATGCCCATTAACTCCTCAACCTTGTCTTCTATGAATGTCATACTTCATCGTCTAATGATAATAAGTGTTGCTGGTACTCGTCAAAGATCATGCCGCGTTTTGCTGCACCCAACTTAGTAAGATGATGTGTTTCTTCGCGTACTGGAATAAATTTGTATTGAGGTTTGTCCATACAGGTGAGTATGACAAAGATAACAAGAATTGCAAGTTTTAGAGAGTCTTTATGTAATCTCCTAGCATCCCTTCTAGTTCTTCATATCCTTCTATTTGTTCTTGAAGCCCGATGTATCCGTTAGGCACCTCGTTAGAAGGTTTAGCTCCGTGAATTTCCATGTCCAACTGAGCCAATTGCGTTTTGAGTCTTTCGAGGTCGTTGTTGCCGCGTGTTATTTTGTCTTTTTGGTTATCCCTCTCTTCCTTGTCCTTTTCTTGCTTTTCCATTTCTTCAAGAGCCGAAATAGTTGCCTGCATATAGTCGTACTCCTTTCTAATGTCCTCACGCACCTCGCTAGTCTTGTATTTCTTGAAAGTTAAGTCCCAACGTGCTTGCGTGGTTCCTCGAAGCTTAGCCTTAAAGTGCCTCTTTTGAGACACTGGCACGTTAATAACCCACACTCTATATAATTCTATTAGTGCGACTACGGCAAGTAGTGTAATTATGTAGTTCATCGTTTTGGTTTACGAGCTTTAATGAAGTATCCGTAGTCCTTTTGTGGGTTGCCACCTGGCCATGTGCCTGATGGAAACTTGACTATGATGATGTCCTTAAAGCCGTGTTTAGTTAATAACCTCTTATAATTATGAGCGTGATAACCCGATGTATACCTTAGCTTCATTCTACCCCACCAGCTATTGCTGTGCAACTCGCAAAACAGCACATGTCGCCGTGTTATGCGCTTTATTTCTCTAATAGCCTTGTCGGGGTTACTAACATATATCATCGTCATATCACTCAACACCAAGTCCGCCGAGTTGTCGGACATCATTATGTCTTCCACCGAACTCACCTTAAGATGCGCCCCCTGAAGGGTCTTAGCCGCTAACTCAATAGCATCCTTGTTGACGTCGACACCTCCCACCTGCCGACCGGGAAAATGCTTGTTAATGTTAACCAAGTTCGGACCACTACCACAACCAACCTCCACCATTAACAACCAATAAAAGGTCGAGAGTATTTCAGAGATGGCAAACCTATGGGGGTGTTTCCACGTATCCAAATAGTCCTTTTCCCAGTCAACTTGGCGCTCTTCCCAGAACTTTTTGTGATGCTTCGTGCCTCTAAAATACTTCATGCCCTCAGCCAATTATACATCCCAGAAAAGAACTTCTCCCCCAGTAGGTAACGTAGCTTGCGCTGCCATCCGTAGGGCAGCTTTCGCATCGCCATCTTTCGTAAACTCATTCTGATATGCAACGGCGCAACTCCCAGTAAACCAAAGTCTGAGAGGACAGAGCCGTCTACGTCAGCCCCAGTAAACGGATGGTCGAAGATTGTAGATATGTTTTCCCCATGAGTTCCTACGATGAAGCCGCGTTTTTCTGAGTAGTTAGCCTTCAGGTAGTCCTTAACATACTCATGTGATTTATACGGCCCCGTGTATTTCATATGTTTGAACGGGTCAGTGAACGTGTCTCTGTTGAATTTGATTGTATAGAACGGCGGTGTTGTCGCTGGGTTCCATTCTGCAAGCCGCCCACTCTTGTAGTCCATGACGTAACCCCTCTTATAGCCGAACACCTGCAACTTCCTTGCCCTTAGCATGTACTTAGTCTCTGCCACAAACTTCTTGTGGTAACAATCGTCACTGGGTTGAATAGTCATCAGAACTTCGTCACACTCTCCCATCGCGTCGTGCAATTCCCCCACTGAACGATGAACCGCAAACACAAGACGTTCCCTAGCCGTAACGTCGTCATACTTATCGTCCCAGAAGCAGACGCCCGAATACGTGAACACCACCCTCAATCCTCCGCGACGTAAATACTCTAGCAAATCAAGCACCTGTTTATTGTTACGTTCTTCGTGTCTCCAACTCACCCAAAGAATGAAGTCTCGGTCTGTCTGCGCTAGCAGTGAAGGAACCACGAACTGTTTGAATATCTGTATCCTGTTCTTCAGCCACCGCGGACCTCGGTATCCTCCGTAGAGTCCTAAGCCAGTGAAGGGTACATATAGAAAATGGCAAGTCTTATTATTTTTTGTCATATTATCCCTTACAGAAGCCTCTAATTCCTTTTTATGTTCCACGGGAAAGAATTTAATCTACTAATATAGTAATCTCGTACTGGGTTAGGGCCTTTCTTATACTTCAACCTATTCAATTGCTGTACTAAATGATTTGTGTTTCGAAACGAATCTAAATGAGGGTACTTGTAACTCTCGGCGACAATAGGATACTGCCCCCATAGAACACTTTTTGCAGTCACCTCCGAAAATCCATCCATCTCTACACAAAGTCTAAGCCCACACTGCATATATTTAATCTCCTCGTTCATTTGCTCCTTTGGAACCCTCCCGTGGACGAACACATTTATATGCTTGCTCTCCCACGGCTCTGTGTTGCCGTATAAATGAAAGTCCACTTTGCACTGGTCTGCAATCTGTTCTATTGTGTGCCACCCATATAGGTCAAAGTTATTTCCACTCACACTAAGATATACTTGGGGGCGGTCTTGTTGTTGGTATTTAACTTCATAGTCGTCTACGTCTCCCATAAAAGAAGGACAAACTTTAGCTGTAATACCCATATCTTCCAGTGCCACACGTTCCACTTCATTCTCCACCCAGCTTTCGCAGTTCTTCTCTATCCACTGTGCTAAGGGCGTGGAGTCTATTCTTACGTTGCCGCCTTCTTCTAACCAATACCCCGATTGAAAGTGAGTTATGTCTGTGCCAGCCCACAGAATGTACCTGTCTCCCTCGTGTCTCCACAGTGTAAAGAAATCGGGCAACCCGTAGAGTCCGAAGAAAACTGTCGGCTCTTCCCGCCATCCAATAAAAAACTCACCAAAAACTTCAGGATATACATCAGTGCCCCACACATCTTGATGTGTCCCTTCTAACTCTCCTAGTGACGGCGCTACTCTAACTTGCATAAGTAATTTCTATATTAATTTTATCTTCATCTTCACTAATGTCTCGAACGTCGACAATCTCTCCCATTTCCTTAATCTTTGTATTTTGAATCAAAAGGATATTGTGTATCAAAGAAGAAAACCCCCTCGCAGTGATTTCCTTGTCATCTAGACTAAATGTTATGTGGCTTTTTTGCATGCTTTGAGGAAATTAACGAGTAAAGGATGAGGACTGTGTTTGGAGCTCTGGTACTCGGGGTGCGATGGGGTGGTAAAGAAGTAGTCTGGTTTCTGCCAATCAATCGCCACCGCGTAGTTGCTCCAATAAGTCTCTCCATCTAACAAACCAACATCCAGTTGGTCACGTCTTTTAACAACAAAAGTTCCCTCACCGAACTCCTCGCTCGTAGCATCTAGTATACCATTAGCCCTCGCCCACTGTATTGCCGCAAGTTGATGTCCGTGACATATTCCTAAAAACGGTCTGCCCGACTCCCCAGCTTCTTTTATCTTCTCAATCCTCTCCTCTATGTCGGTCGGAGAGTGGGAACCACACACTACAAGCCCGTCATACTCCTCCCAGCTTTTGTCTATTTCACCCAGTGCCTTGACTAAAGACGTTGTGAACTCTCCTAAGATTTCCATTTAACTATCTTAGCTATTAAGTCGTACCTATCCTTGGCGTAGTCGTCGTGACTTCCTTTGGGGTACCTCGTCACTCTTTGCTCTAAGCCTATCGTTGGGTAAACAGGACATTTCTGCAATTCTTCTAAAGCTTCCTCTCTTGTCATCTGTCCCGAGTTTATCAGCGACGATAAGTGAGCTTTACGTTTATCTATTCCGAACTTCTCGAATAGATAGTAGTTTTGGAACCACCAAGTAAATGTGTTCTCGCAATGCTTTTCGTGGTAGTTTTTCCAACCGTACTTCTCCTCCAGTATCCAAATGGCGTCTTGTCTGTTGTAACCCCATACATCTAAAGGGTAGAGTATCTTGATGCCCTTAATCCACTTGTAGTAGTTCCACTTTAAGAGAGAACAAACAGGCAACCCCGTAAGTTTTTTTCCCTTCATTTTCCTATAAACATCTCTGATGTGAACAAGGTCTCTGGCGTTGTAGCCCCAACTGGCGGGCATTATAGACTCGGTTGCTACATTCCCACCTGACAAGACATACTTGATACCGTTCTTAGCAGCCATCTCATAAGTTGTTGCCATTAAAATGTGGTCTGTGGGGATTTCGATGTTCTTCAATCCCGCTTTTATAAAAGCTGATTGTAAGTCGCGGAACTTTTTAAGGTCTATGGTGTAGCGATAGAACGGAACCTTTAAGGTCTCGACAAGCCGCATGATGTTCTCGTCTGCCTTGGGGTCGTTCCAACCGTTGTCTACCGAAAAACACAAGGGTTTAAGCCCCAGCTCTACCGCCTTGTGTAGTACATACGACGAATCAGCACCTCCGCTCAAACCAATCAAACATGAATATTTATTTTTCAACTTTTCCATAACTGTCTGTTTTTTTATGACAATCGCGACATAAAGTACGCCCATTCTCAATATCAAATCGCAGCTCAGGATGATAAGCAAACGATTTAATATGGTCTGCCTCTAAATTGTCTTCTGAACCACACCGTAGACACTTATACTCATCTCTTTCTTTTACTGCTTTTCTCCAATTTTGATACTCAAAGGTGCTTCTTTCTTTCTTACGAATCGGTGTGATACCACCTTTCCAGTTACCTTTTAACTCACCTCTATACGCAGACAATCTTTCCTGTGTTTCCATTGTGTGTTTTTTCCCATAAAATGCATTGTTTTCTCCCCCCCTTTGTTCGCTCATCTTTTTTTTCGTCTCTTCTGTGTGCTTCATACCAATACGACCCTGTCTTAATTTTTCTTTTGTCTCTTCATTATGCTTACGCCCCGTGGCTTTCTCACGCATTTTCTCCTTTGTTGCCTCAGAGTGTTTGCGCCCGAGAAATATCTTATGTCCTTTTTCAAAAACCATACCTATTAGTCTATCATATAGAGAAGGTACAGGGAAGAACAAGTCATTAGGAAGTGTGGGTGGGAACGAAACGACCTCCCCTTCATTAGCTCTCTCGCACCACCTGTGACCAATTAAATCTAACTCCCTCTGTGCCATGTGGCAGAAGTTACACACCCCCTTCTCGTCAAAGGTTATCTCCTCGGCGGACTTATCTAAAACACATCTGCGGCATTGTGTTTGCATGTGCCAGAGTAGGGAATCGAACCCAATTCACAGTAGTTAATGGATGCTACCGACGAACCATTCAACTGGCAATAGTGGGGAGGCTCAAGCCCCTCCCCTTGGCTTTGCTGGATTACCCCACCAAGTCTCATTCGGTGGGATGCTCTTTGTGACAACGGCTCCGGCTCCGATAACGCAGTTCTTCCCCAGTACAAGACCAGGAAGAATTATTGCACCAGCACCAATCGAAACTCCATCTTGAACAAAGGTTGTGTCCCAGTTCGTTGACGGTGGATGCTTGTCGTTGGTAAATGTAACACGTGGCCCAATGAAGACATTGTCTCCGACGATTACACCGTTCGGAATGAAGGCGAAGGCTTGGATGCGGACATCGTCACCGAGAATCACCTCATCACCTACCCAAACGTGTGAATGTACAATGCAGCGAACGCCAAACTTGGCGGGGCAGAAGTTTGAAAGTTCGGGATACCAGATGGTACCACCTTTCTCTTTCACGGAGTTGATTATAGCTGCTCTCTTCGGCCAACCCATACCTCCATCTAAAAACTCATTCATATTTAGTCCTCCTTGAACATATGTTTGAGTCCATCAGCAAAACCGTACTCGGCTTTGAACCCGAGCATTCGCTCAGCTTTGCTGCAATCGAAAAAGAATCTGTCGGGGTCTACCGTTCTGCCTTTTTTAACGTCTATTTCTCCTTTGTATCCTGCGTGTTCACAAATTATTTTACCTGCTTCCTCTGCGGTAAGTTCTTCTCCTGTACCGATATTGTATGCTTGGTTCCACTTATCCCACGGAGCTGTTAGTGCTGCGACATTTGCTGCAGCAACGTCAAGTATGTAAGTGAAATCGTTTGATTGTTTTCCACCATAAAGGGTGGGTGCCAGCCCACGAGATATCCTATCCATAAAACCTCCTATAAGACCGTGCGTCCTTTTTTCTTTACCATATAGATGTGCGTATCTAAGAATGATATGTGGGTTTACGCCTCTAATTAACGTCTCTCCCATGTATTTAGTACAACCATAGACTGAGTTACCTACACCGCGCCAGTCTTCCTTGATAGAGTCCTCCATGTTAAGGATGGGCATATAAACCGAACCTGTTGAGGCATACACGACTGGAACGTGATAAGCCTCAGCCAATTCCGCTACGTTTCGTGTACCGTCCACGTTAGTCTCGAAAGCTAGTTTAGGGTCAGCATCTGCGTCTGCAAACCTTGCTACAGCTGCTAGGTGCAAGATGCGATCTGGGTTCTCGCTTTCTATTACATTCTCTAATAGGTCTCGGTCACGAATATCGTAACCATCCATCAGGTCGAAGCCTATAATCTCATGTTTACACTCGGGGAACGATGACATCTCTAGTTTTGAAGTAGACCCCGAACCTATCCTTGTAACCTCCACTTCCTTTTCTAATAACTTGACTGTCTCTGTCCCAACAAACCCCCTGCTTCCTGTAATTAGGATTTTCATAATATATAGAATTTACCTTTTAATGTTGCTCTTTGCTTTTCCTCGGAAGTCATAATCTCCTCTGTCAATGTCTCTCCTTCTCTGATTCCTGTGATTTTGATTTCAACGTCGGAACCCTTTACTATCTTCTTCGCTAACTCATAAATGTTGACCTTTTTGCCCATGTCCATGATGTAAGTATCTCCTCCTTTACTATCGACAGCCGCCTCTATCACAAGCTCCACAGCTTCGGGGATAGTCATAAAATAGCGCTCCATTCGCTCATCCGTCACTGTAATGTCCTCCCCGTTGTCTATCTGACGTTGCCAAATTTTAAATAAGCTCCCCCTAGAGTTCATTACGTTACCAAATCTAATCACAGTATATCCTTGGTTTGTAGTGATTCTTTCTCCTAGTAGTTTAGTTGCTCCCATAATTGAGTGGGAACTCACAGCCTTGTCAGTGCTTATGTAAATAAACTTCTCTACACACTCCCATGTCTTTGCTGTATGAACCAAGTTAAGGTGTCCGAGTACGTTGGTCTTAATTGCCTCCTCTGGGGTGTACTGCATTAGAGGAACGTGTTTATAAGCGGCACAATTTATGACTATGTGCGGTTTGAAGTCTTGGAAGATGTCCTCAACAGTTCTTCTGTCTCGTATGTCACTGACTCTTGAGGTTACATTTGGAGTATTGAGAGTCTGCTCCAAGTCAAAGAGTCCCGACTCGTTTATATCAACACTGTAAATGGTGTTGTTGGGGGCGAGTTGCCGAACTAACTCCGAACCTATCGAACCCGCTGAACCCGCTATTAAAATTCTTTTTCCTTTAATCATATAACTCATTTACTTTAGAAATCACATAGTTCACGTCATCGTCGGTCAGAGTTTCGTTGAGAGGAAGTCGTATCATTTCTCTATAGAGCTTTTCTGTATTTGGAAGTGACTGCCCAGTATTTAGGGCAATATGTGGTGGAATCATTCCAACTCCAAGAGTTTCTATTCCATTTTTCTTAAGATGCTCTTGAAGTTCTTTGGGATTCTCTACCGTACACACAAAGTCTTGCCAAACGCGCTCAACAGAGGCTACAGGAAGCCCCACAACGTCCGTGAGGGCTTCTAAATACATTTCAGCTATCTTTTGTCGTCTTTCAAGAATCCCGGGCAAATACTTTAGCTTCACATTAAGGAAAGCTGCCTGTACGTTGTCTAGTCTTGAGCAGAACCCATACTCCTCGTCCTTATCAGTCTGCCAATGATGTCTTAGAAGGCGAACCTCGTCTGCTACCCCTTTGTCGTTCGTAACCACAGCACCACCGTCTCCGAATCCTCCCAAAATCTTCGCTGGGTAGAATGAATAACAAGCTGTTCCCGAGTAACCCACTCCCCTAGCTCCTATTGCTTGGCAAGCATCCTCTACAAGGACGGTTCCTTTTGCCTTACAAACAGACCCTTCAATATGCACTGGTATACACCGCCCGCGATAAACAGGAACTGATGTCCCCACAGCCCGATTCTCTGGTAATAGTCTGTCTCTTGTGATGTCACTTATTATAGGCGAATAGCCAGCGTGACTAGCCGCTTCCATCGTAGCCTTGAATGTATAGCCTGGAATATCCACCCGACTAGAGCCTGCCCGTAACTCGGGATAAATCCTTCTCTTTGCTTTCAAAGCAAGAGTTAATGCATCTGTCCCGCTACTAGTTCCTACTGCATATTTCATTCCTAAGAACTTCGCCAAGTTACCTTCAAATTCCTCTACATCCTCTTGGAGAATCAACTTGCCTTCGTTGAGACACTTAAAAATAGCCTCATCGTATTCTTCTTTGTGTTGGCGATATTGTGCGCCGAAGTTTACGAAATCTACACGCATAATTCTATTTTATTTTTATCTGCTTTTAAATGGCAAGAATGACACAACTCTTCTGAGTGTTTTTGTCCTTTTATCATAAGCGAATGTATTTAGGTCCCTTACTCCTTAATAATTTACCCAAAGTTTCTTCTGTTGCTCTTTCTCCATGTATGTTGGGAAGTGTGTTTACCATAGCTACTTCATCTTCCGTATCTCCTAGGACATGAGTAAATCCTAAAAAATCACTTGCCCCCGTGCCGATGATTTTCACGTTTAAGTTATTGAATGCCACGTCGTCCCTTATAAATTCATACGGACGCATTATGGCAAAAATAGCCCCACTATAGACATAGGGTCTCATGCCAGCGATAGCTAACCCCGCCGCTACCCCAACCATATTTTGTTCTGCAGCTCCCGCGTTTATAAACTGCTCTGGGTATCTCTCTTTGTATCCTTCACAGAAGGAATACCCCAAATCCCCAACAAGTACAATTACGTTCTCGTCTTCCTTGGCGAGAACTTCCATCTCGTCGAAAAATGCTTGTCTTAAATCGCTCATACTTGTTTGAGTGCTGACTCTAATAATTCTTCTGTGAGGTTCTTGTAGTGCCACTCATACTTGTGTCTTTGCCTTACTCTTGTAGTTCGGTGTCTTTTGGTGACAGGGCAGGCACAGCGCTCTGCCATTTGATATATCATGCCTAAATTCCTTGTGCTTGCTCCAAGACTTAATGTGGTCTGATTCAATATAGACACCCCGCTTTTTACAAATCTGGCAAGTATAGTCGTCCCGTTTAAAAACCTTTTTTCTCCACTCGACACATTGGGAACATTTCCTTCTCCCGTCTCTGCTTGTACATTTCTTTCTACCAATCTTGTCATAGTGCTTTTTAAGCCTCTCTGACTGCCTCTTTCTTTCTTCGGGTGTCCACCCCCTCCTTTTCCTATTCCTGCTTGCAATCCCAATCTTTCTATCCCCCTCCTTTGTGTGGTGCCCAACATGCCCAACCTTGAAACCAAGATTGTTATATAGATTGCTGCATTTTTTTGAACAGTGTTTCCCATATCCTTTCCTTACGTTATAAATTAAGGCGTCGAACACCCTCTTACAGTGTTGACACTCCTTTTTTATCGTAAAATTTCCTCCTTTTTTCGTATTTTTGGGGGTCATCAATATCTTCTAGGGCTTCCTTTAGGATTTTATCATCTAAATTCTTATAGTGCCAGGTATAGTCATTCTCAAATCTGGCCACACCATCCCCCTTTACTGTTTTTACAACCTGACAGTTAGGTAGTGCTTTACACATAAACTCGAAAGTGTCTGTTAAGTTTAATATGTCACAAGTTCTTCCACCTGCTTGTAGTCCGTTATTGTCAACAATTACATGTAAGTTAGTTAAATCATGTTGTCCTGCGAACAGGCAAGCCTCGTAAGTCGAACCCTCTTGGCACTCTCCGTCACTTAGGAGAACGTAAACATTTCTTGTTCGGTCTGCGTATGCCAAACCCGCTGCAACCGATAAACCGTGTCCCATGGAACCTACAGAATGTATAACTCCAGGAACTACTTTAGAAGGAAGTGGGTATCTTTTCAAGAATAACGGAAGGTTTTCTTTGCGGAAGAGCCCTTGGTCGGCAAGGATTGCATAGAAAGTGGCCACTCCCGAGGCTTTGCCAAATATAAAAATGTCCTCATCTTTTTTGCTGTAAAGGAGAGGAACTAATATTGAAACACAAGATAAGGCTGAACCTATGTGACATGCGCCCGCTGCGTAACTTGCATTAAGAACGTCTTTTTTAATTTTAGAAATCTTAGCGTCCATGGTTTGGGTAGGCTTTGTTTTATTTTACCGTACTTTCTATTAGCTTGTCTACCTCCTTTTTATAGTGTTCTATTTACTTCAACCTGTCTTGATAAAACAAAATCTTTTCTTCGTAATCTTGTATTGTCCATTTCGTTATTTCTTGGCGCAAGAGTCGTATCTCGTCAATAACTTCTTCGCCGTACTTCCCTATAAGTTTCTGAATATAGACATCCGAATTACCCGAGAGGTCTATGTTGCAGTGATAGCATTGAGCATTGACATTCTTTTCATGAAAGTAAAGTGCAAGTCCTCCGACTGACTTTGCTATGTAATGTCCGCTGTGCATGCCCGCCCCCTTAGCTTGCCTACCACACGTAAAGCATGTCCACTTATCACGATTCTTGATGTAAAGAGTAAAAACTTTCCATAACTTTTTTTTGAGCTTGCTTACAGTTGGCTTTTTCCTTTTAACCTTCTTCATTTCAACTTCTGCATTAAATGTGTCACTCCCCCAAACGGGGAAATAAATTATCTGGTTTCCTGTTTTCCCTTATCGCTTGGTAAATTATCTGAGAAGTGTCCGGCATGAACGCCTCCAACAAGACAGCGATTCTGTGTAACTTCTTTACAAGACCCCTAATTATCTCCTTAGCTTCTTCTGGGTTGCTCTTTAACAACCTATAAGGTTTTTTGGTTTCTATCTCTTTGTCTGCCTCTGATATCTCCCCCCAAATCTTGTCTAAAGCTTCGTTAAATTTAAACTCTTCAATCAGGTTTCCCAAGCCTGTGGTTAGGATTAACCTTTCGTTCCTTTCTGTGTCATCCACAAAAACAGGGTCGTCTAGATTAGACTCAGCCATTTTCATGACCCGCGCAATAAAGTTCCCAAGACCATTAACCAAATTGGCAGTATACCACTCGTCAAGACGCTCCCAAGTTATATCCGTATCATCCGCTGGGTGGATGTGACGCAAAAGTAAGTAACGTGTTGCGTCTGTTCCAGTGTTGACTCTGCGCTTGATTTTGCGTTTCATTTTAGTTTCTGCATTAAATGTTTGAACTCTTTGTCCCCCGCTTTCTTTAATTCAAGAAACTTCTCTTTTATATCCTTAACACGGTACTTCCACGCTACCCAATACAAGTTCTTCTTGTAATATTCAGAAAGTTCTTCCCCTAAGATAATATGTTCTTCTCTAGTGTCTACTTTGAATTTAGATAGTGGTGGTAGTTTCATATGCCGATTCGTGCTTTAGCAATCTCATAATACTCCTCGTCTAGCTCAATTCCTATGAAGTCTCTACCTTGGTTCTTACAAGCGATGCCCGTGGTTCCGCTTCCCATAAAGGGGTCTAGGACAGTACCACCAGTGGGGGTGGCTGTGAGTTTAACTAAGTATTCCATAAGGGCTAGGGGTTTAACTGTACTATGTATGTTTGTCAGTGGACTCCAGTTTTCTTCGTATTTTATTGTCAACAGCATTTCTAATACAGCATTGCTTACACCACGGGCTGATTCCTGATTTCCGTTTGTAGTAGTCAGTAGCCACTTGCTTAAACTCTCCACACTTTCGGCAGGGCTTCCACCACTCTCCACCTCGGAGTTCGCACCCTGAATGAATCCGCTTGTGATGAAGTGCCGTAACGAGTTCAAGGTTTTCAATTCTATTGTCTTGTTTGTCGTGGTTAATATGGTAGATAAAGAATCCTTGTGGCACAGCGCCATGATGTTTTCGCCAGACTCGTCTATGTTGAAACTCACGGTTTCCGTATCGTATGTAACCTTTTTTAGTAACTGAACCGCTACCATATTGTCTTCTTTGCATATACCACTATTGTACTTGACGGTAAGGGTACAGTCAAGCCCATTGTTTCGTTCACGTTTTGAACTTTTCGCACAATAAAAAAATCTGCTCGCCCCACCCTTGTCGTTGAAACCTTTGTGATAGCCACTTCTTTCAGTCTTGCTTTCTTGTAGTGCGTTACCTCCATAAGGATTAAAATTGCTGTGATTTTGACCAGCCCACCCTTTTCTTTCCCCACTCTGCTCATCTAACATCTTGACTGGGCAGTTCTCTTCGTGATACTCTTGGGTAACAAGACCAGAATCCCCGAGTGGTGTGGAGTTTTCCGCACTATGTTGACGGGATTTTGGCATTTCACACTCACACGACAACAATAAATTTGCTGGGAATCTACCTTGTTTACTTAGTTCACCCCTCATGTATGTAGTTCCAAAAACACTATCACCATCAGTAGTTTTGTCTGTTCCATCAAAATTAGGACGACTGCTTTTTTTATAATCTTCTTCACTCATCCCTATCCTCCCACCATCTATATTCAAACCACTCACACCATGTTTAAGGGCGTTGTTGGCGTAAGTACCATCATTAGGCTTCATGGCTACTATGATAGGTTCGTAGGCTGGTTTAAGACCGTGTGATTTCCAGCCGTTCCATAGTTTTGCTTCGTCTGATACTGGCTCTCCTGTTTCGTAAGTGGTTTCTAGTTGGCGTTCTCTATCACTTGTTGTTCTTATTTCACCAGAGCCACTTCCGTCTGTCTTAATTATCCCTGTCCTTTTTAACCCTTGAGTCTTATCAAACTGCTTACTTATATCAGTAGCTTTAGGAAATCCTGAGCCATATAACCACATGATAGTGTCTTTTAGAATCCACCCTGCGTCTTCCATGTTACATGCCATTCTGTGTGAGGTTCTACTACCTGCAAAGACAAGTGCGGTAGCTCCAGGTTTACAACTTGCTAGTGCCACTTTCCAAAACTGTACCGAGGGAACATCGTAATCCCACTTCTTACCCATGAAAGAGAGGCCGTATGGCGGGTCGGTTATTATTGTGTCTACTCCCGTAATCTTGAGTAGTTCTTCGTTACTGTCTCCGTGTATTAGTTTCATATTCTTGTTGAATCTTTTTTAGTTTTTTAGGAGAAGTCCTAAAGGGTTTCAGGTAGCCTGTGTATTCGGGATGTTTGCAGATAAATAGCTTTTCTTCTTTAATTAACTGGCACTCACATTGCGGACACTTGTTGTCTTGGAGGTTGTCCCAATCCATTTTGTGCTTTTGAAGGTAAATGCGAGTGTTTTCTTCGTAAAAACGCCTATCAAGTTGAACCAACTTCTTAAAAGCTACTTTGGTTTCAGACCTGTCTTTTATTAGACTGCCCCTTCTCGCTTGTTCTTTCCTCTTTTTCTTACTCTGTTTTTTCATTTCTTTTGGTTCTTATTATATACCTTAAATTCTTCGTGATGTTGAACATGCCTACAAGGTCTACAGTAATCCCACATCTCAAAATAGTAAGGCGCGTTTTTCTGTTTCTCCTTTAATTCTTTATGTTCTCTTCTTTGCATAGGGTTAGTACACTTAGGACAAACATCCCCATCCCCTATAGCTACGTAAGGTTTTACTCTACTCACGGTATTAATTTACCCCTCAAAGGTTAGATAAAACTATCCCTCCACCGTAAGACAACGGCGGTAATATGTATCAAAAAAGTTAGGTCGGCTGGCATTAACCTTTCGTTGCAAGTATCCCTCCTTTCGGAACCAGCGGTCGGGGACCTTAACCCCACATCCTCTTAACATCAGCCTAGTGTGTCTTCCCAAGACATCTATGTAGCACAATCCACCGTACTGATACTTTGATGGTGTAAAAACTCCTAAGAGAAAAAGATACCATCACTTGCAACTATTAATCGAATTATCTTGCTTATTAGCAAGGTAGAGGTCACGGGAGTTGGCCGACCCCAATCCGAAGATTGAATGGTTCTCCAACGACCTCAACTTTACTAATGAACTGTGTGTATTCTCTGAAGGGAGTGTGTACAACGTCGGGGGCTATATCATCCCCTCCCTTATAGCGTGTTAAATGACACACTCCCTTCAAAGAACACACAAAACCCACACAGTTAAGCGCGGGTATTAAAAAAACTGCACCCTATGTTGGAAACGGAACTAATGACTAGTGCTGTTCCGCGTCCAACGTAAGATACAGTTTTGATTATCGCACTAGTCATCCATAAATAATAACACACCCCTCCCAATTTGTTCACTTGACTTTGCCTCCGTCCTGTGTTATATAGCTTATATAGGCAATCCCGCCTTATGAGGAGAAGTACCTTGAAACGCGACCTGACAATCACAAAAGAGATGGAAAGATACCTTCCAGGTATGACAAGTGCTGAGAAGCGACGCATCGCCCTCGGCCACAAAGTCACCGAAGACGGTTTCGTATGCCCATCGGGAAGCAAACCAGGTGTCCACTACTGTGTCTCCGTCAAGAAGACGGAACGGCACGTGAAGGTACGCGACACCAAAGACCCAACGAAGACAACTCTGATATTCAACAAGGAAGAATGGCGGATCTTCGTAGATGGGGTCAAAAATGGCGAGTTCGACGTTTGAGCCGTCGGGGGGATGCAGCTACGGCTGCTCCTCCCCATAACTCAGATATGGAATTATTCTTTTACTTAATGGGGGGAGTTATCATCGCAGCCATCGGAGCTGCGAGTATTCGTGCTATCTCACACAAGAGTCCCAGTCTTGCAGCGAGTCTGATGTTCATAGAAACAATGGTAAGTATGTTGATAATCGTTTCAATCATTCAGAACATCGCCCGCTACGGAACACTGGGGGTCTTTATGTACGCGCTAGGTGTCTTCATTGGAACCTACACGGTTCTAACTTACACAAAGTAAGTTGCTTTCTTTGAAAGAAGTTATATAATAATGTGAATGATGGGTCGTCCAGTACAACTACGAGTAATAGATCGCATCAGAGCTATGAAAAGAGCGGGTGTCAAGAACGTAGATATAGCTAGGGTTCTAAAGAAAAGTCCACAATCGATCTCCTACTTCATTAGGAGGTATATTAATAAGTAGTTGACTTATTTTAACTAATGAATATACTTCTAACCATGAATGATACAGACAAAAATGTGGCGATAGCAGAATACTTTGAAGCTAACAAACACCTCCCTATCGAGGAGGTTCGACAAGCGTTAGACGAGCTTAACAGTAAACATGCAGAAGTATGAAGTATGCAATGCAAAATAATCTAGTTGTGGCGCAGGCGGAGAGTACAGAAGAGAGTGTCAAGCTAATAGAGTTGGCACAAACTGCAAAACTTATAGTAGAACACGGCGAAAAACCAAAAGGTCGTAGTGCTCATCTAAAGAACTCTGCTGGATACAAGAAAGTGCTAGGCATGGAAATAGGGGAGCATACAAAAAGGGGAGCATACAAAAATTTTAAGAGAAGAGTACCGCCTAAAATCCCCGCTGTCTAACATGGCTTACGACCTAGGTAAAAAGTTAGGGCGCAAGTACAAAACCAAGAAAACGTGGGGAGGTTGGAATGTTGATAGAATCTACTAGAGTATGAGCTGGCACTCAATAGTAATAACGCAGTTAATCCCCTTGTTTAGTATTAGTATATTTACTTAGTATGACCTCA